ATATTTTTCAATATAATCAAAAACACCTCGTGTTTGAACATTTTCCCTATATTCACCATTTAATAAAATGCCCATTGTTTCTAAAATCTCCTTTCTATTTTCTAGATTAAAATCACCCGTAATATAAAATCCGGTATTTTGGGAATCTGGATTGAATCGTGGACCGTCAGAAAATCCATATCTTGCGGCTTCTTGTTCATAATCGGCTGGTATTATAGCCGGTGCTGATTCAATCGTTAAAGGTGGCGTTGAATATGGCCAGTTAGTATAATTCGACCATTCGTTTCGCATATTTACATCATTTCTTTGTAAATAAAACATCCAACTAGATACCATTCCACTTGACGATATCAACTTTACCTTTTTTGATCCAGTGATATTCTCGAAATTGTATTGAAAAATGTCTTTCATTAAATATACTTGTTCTTTTGATGCAAACAATTCACGCTCTTCATTTGATAAGAAGCAATATGTAGCCATTAAATGCACGTCTGCATTCCATATTTTTGTTTGATTTATGAAATTCGCCGAATATATAAATATAGAAGGTGGTGTTTGTAAAAATCGAAACATCTGAAATTCCGTTCTGTTGAAATCTGGTTGAATATATGGATAATTATTTATATTATCAAAAACATCTCGCACTTGAAATAGTTCTTGAATGGGTCTCAGCGTTACGCTGATTTCCAGTTCGTTATATTGCAAACTGATTAAAGGAAATGCACATCGACTGTCCATACCAAACCAAGCATTTATTGGAATATACAACGTTCTACCGCGTATAGATGGTTCTGAACCCATAGTCGATTCCGTAAAAAATGCACTCGGATAACAATTTGCTCTTCCTAGTGATGTTGCTGGACTATATAATTCGGCTACATTACCCGTCATTTTATTAAATAAATCTTTCTTTTCGGAAGTAAAATCACGTTCTACCATTGAAGCAATATACTCACCTGAATATTTTTGCAACACAGTATTACCACATGAAATCACGATCTCACGAATCATGGATGTTCCAATATCTTTTATCCATTTGAAATCATATGGTGCCCATTCATTACCGGTTTCTACGGTTGGATGGAAAATAGGACTCCAAATATCGGGTAATGTAACAGATAAATATGTATCCATTAATAAATCAGCATAACGTTTAACTTTGAATTTGAATGTAGACGGTTCACTTAAACGTAGATCACGAGTGCCATCATAATCTATTCTAAACTTTTGCATACCAAAATTTGTATACTTGGCATATTTTACATTAAAAAAAGTTTTGGTTGGAGAACCTGTCAATATTATATTATTGTTTCCTTCCGAAATTATATTTAGTAATCCTCCTGGCATATAATATAATATGTTAAAATAATTTATATAACTTTATAATATAAATGAATATTTTTAAAAAAACAATGATTTTATTGATAATTGTCATCGCTCTATATATTCTATTTGGTTTGTATAATAAACGCATGCAAATAAAAAGCACAATGACCGAAGGGTTTGATGTAAGCGAAATGAATAAAGAATTCGAAAATATAAGAAAAGGTGATATACCTTCATTAGGCTCCTTTCAGTCATCTAATTATGACGAAGATATAGAGCTCAATCAGTTTTGCATTAAAGCATCATATAATACAGCATATACTGGCGATAAATTTGTCAACTTGGACATGGTTTCACATGTAATAGAACATGGTTGTCGGTTCTTGGACTTCGAAATATATGCTTTTGACGGAGAACCGTTTGTTGCTTATTCAACTGATAAAGAGAATATTGTTACATCGAATAAATTAACTTTATCTGAAGTGCTAGCTCGTGTTGATGAAAACGCATTTACTGCTGACACGGGAAATTTCACCACACCCAATCCCACCGATCCTATGTTCATTCATTTACGCATTATTAGCGATTATAAAGAAAGCTTTTACACTAAAATTAATCAACATGTGCAATCTATATTGGGAGCAAAAATGTATAAAAATGATGCTTCTCAAGATATGGTGAATAAAAATACAGCGATTCGATCACTGAATGGAAAGTATATTATTATATATAACACGACAAGTTCCAGTGATTATTTCAACGGAAGTTCTCTATTAAAGAAGAACATGGAATCTAGCTCAAATACTTTGAAAATGATGCATGCTGAAAACCGTCTCGCCGTTCAAGTAGAGCCACCAAATATTATAAATGATGGTTCTTTTTCGCGTGTTGATGTTACTGATTATCAAATGACAATTCCGAACAATGGACGTGGATTTAGCTATATTTTTTATTACGATAATCCTGATTCTGGAGAACTTATCCGTTATTATGGTGTGCAAATCGTGTGCATGAAATTTTATATAAATAATAATATTGAAGCATACGAGAAGCTATTTAGTAAACTAGGCGCAGCCATCGTTCCTATGTCAAATTCCATAAATTATTTGAAGGATTTATAGTTTCATAAATTATATATGTTTATTGTATATGAAACACAAAAATAACTATACAAAGAAAAATAAATTCCATAATAAATTATGTGATGATAAAATGACGTTTCAAGAATGCGAATTAACAATTCTTCGAAGCGCAGTCGATAAAGCCGAAAAAATAACATCTACTAAAATTGCTAATTCGGAACAAGTGAAAGAAATGATTCGCATTCTCGAAGCGTTTTTGATACGTAAAAAATGCGTGTGTTATGGTGGAACAGCTATTAATAACATTTTACCGAAACACGCGCAATTTTACGACAGAGAAATAGAAATACCGGATTATGATTTTTTTAGTCCAAATGCACTGGATGATGCCAAAGAATTAGCCGATATATACCACAAAAACGGATTTTATTATGCTCAGGCCGTTTCAGGAGTGCATTATGGAACATTCAAAGTGTTTGTTAACTTTGTAGCCATTGCAGATATTACTTATTTACATCCAACCATTTTTAATTCTATTTCACGAGAATCTATTCAAGTGGCCGGCATCAAATACGCACCTGCAAATTACTTGAGAATGAATATGTATTTAGAATTAAGTCGTCCTATGGGAGATGTATCTCGCTGGGAAAAAGTATTGAAGCGGTTGAATTTATTAAACGAACATTGGCCATTGAAAACCCGAAATTGTGATAAAGTTAAATTTCAACGTCCTATGGATTCACATCAAGAAGATTCCGAAGAATTATATACAATTTTATTGGATATTTTAATACATCAAGGGGTCCTATTTTTAGGCGGATATGCCACGCGTTTATTTTCCAAAATGGATAGATCGAATCATGAAATCGTTAAAAAAGTCCCCGATTTTGATGTGTTAGCCGAAGATGCTGAAACAGTAGCCATTATTGTAGTAGAACGATTGAAAGATTTGGGTTACAAAAATGCAAAAATGACAAAATATGACGCTATTGGTGAAGTGATTCCCGTGCATTATCAAATACACATTTCGAATGAAACACTTTGTTTTATTCATTCAGCTACTGCTTGTCATAGTTATAATATAATAACCGTTAATAATGAACAAATTAAAATCGCCACAATTGAAACTATGATGGCTTTTTATCTCGCATTTTATTATTCGGATAAACCATACCATGAAAAAGATCGTATTTTATGCATGGCTGAGTATTTATTCAATGTTATTAATGAAAATAGATTAAACCAACGTGGTATATTGAAGAGGTTCTCGTTGGATTGTTATGGAAAGCAAAAAACAATGCAAGACATTAGAGAAGAAAAAATCAAAAAGTTTAATGAATTGAAGGGAGACCGTAAGAGCAGAGATTATAATATGTGGTTTTTGAAATACGCTCTACAAGATTCCGATAAAATTGAAAAAATCATCAAGTCCGAGAACGACAAATCCAAAAATTTGACCGTTAAACTGGCTAAAAAGAAAAGAAAGAAAAAATTAAAAAAAGCCGTTGATGGAATAATGGGATTATTTAAATAATAATAAATATATATATATATATGATTGATTACAAATTTATAACTGAATTAATGGCGAAATCTTTCAAATATAAAAATTTTAATATGACGCCGCTTGTATTCTTCATAATGATTGAAATTTTTCAATTGAATACTTTATGGGGCGAATCTATATATCGTCGTGTGTTACATCATATTCAGAATAATTATGACATAAATAAAATTCCTTGGATTCGTACTGTTAAAAATGTTATAAATACTGACGATATGAGTGAGATTTTGAATATTGATTGTAACGATGTCAGGAAAGGATGTAATAATCTAAATACCATATCAAGTGCTTTGTCTTATTTTACCAATTCTATATATTCTGAAAAAAGTTCTATGTATTATCATGAATTCAATGATGAAACGAAAAAAGCACTTGAGCGTATAGGAAACACTATTAAAATCAAGTTTGAAGAATTATGTGGCGAAGAATTAGTATTATCTGACAGTAATGATTTCAAAGCAATTTTGTTGAAATATGAGGGCGCACATGCAAATTTCCCCATGCACTATGATTCGGAATTATCACATTACTATCGAACAATTATTTTGATAGATAAAGATGGGAATTGTCCTCCTTTTGTTTATTTTGATGAGTTTGGAAACAAGCAACATATTCATCTAGAAATAAACGAAGCAATATTCTTCAAAGGTAGTCGTACATACCATGGAGTAGAAAAAAGCGACGACCCAAATACTAAACGATATGTACTAGGATTTCAATATTTACCCAAGAATAAAATAAATTCTCCTATTCCGAAATCCATTTGCACAGAATTGAGTGGCTATAAGATTGATGATTTAGTATATAAATGTTCATATAATATATTTATAATAGTAGTTTTGGCAATTATATCGTATATATTGGAGTCAAAATATGAATTGAATGTTCCGAAAAAGACTTATATTCTTATTTGCATTATCATAATTATTTTTAGTTTTTTCTTACCGAGTATGATGCCTCTGTATATTGGAACAAATAGATGCATTAATTTAAAGATTTTATTCACATATACAATATTATGTGCGATAATGTTATTGAGAATAGATCTTACAATTTTAGGATTCATAGCATACATTTTTGCAACTGAAATGTTTTTACCTAGTTCAATTATTAAAAAAACTATAAATGATGGTGGAACATTTTATGACTGAAGTGATAGGTATTTACTGTTGAAATGATATGCTATTCAAATAACTTTGTTGTAATAATATACTACAAGGTTATTTACGTTTTATTGATAATACTTTCTTCTTTCATTATAACGGTCGATACATTTATCCATTTATCATCAGCTAAATAATATTGCAGTGCAGTTTCTTTATAATCGTTACTCTTTTGGTTAGGTATATAAACTATTTTGATATTTATAAAAAATTGAAATAAAATGATGAATAATATAATTACTACAAAATCAACTACAATCATATAATGACGCACGTATTATCTCTTGGAGCAATTAACAAGCTTACTAATGAATATGTTTATCCTAAAATAGCCAATAAAAAAGATGGATACATTTGTCCTGAATGCAATAAGGATGTAATTTTATGTCAAGGGGAAATTAGAGCTTATCATTTTAGACATAAGGTAGATAGTGTTAATCCATGTCATAATTACAGCAATCCAACAGAAACACAAATACATAAGGACGCAAAAATATTATTAAAAAGCTTGTTAGAAAGAAAAATTCCAACTTCATTCATTAGAAAATGCTGTTGTTGTAAAAATAATGAAGAATCTGAAATTCCTGAAATAAGTGAAACATCTAATATACAACTTGAATACCGGTTTGAGTATAACGGAGTAAAAATAGCAGATGTAGCATATATTGACGATGGAGAATTATTATGTATTTTTGAAATATATAATACACATAAAACTTGTAGTGAAAATAGACCTGAACCTTGGTTTGAAATTGATGCAAAAACCTTAATAAAAATAGCGAATGATAATCATTTAACTTCATTAAAAATACCATGTATAAGGTGTGAAAAATGCGATGATTGTATTGAAACTGAAGAAAAACGATTAAAAATACAAAATCTCAAAGAACAAAAGAGATTTTATAATGAATGTATTATTACCGAACGAACATTAGCAGATACAATAATTGCATGGGGTATGACTAAAGAAGAAAAATCTATAAGACGCAAGCACGCAAACGCTATTAAAAAATATGAGGATAAAATTAAAATAATAGATGAAGAATTAGACATATTGACGGGAACAAACAAACCAATATTAAGAAAACAAGAAAAATTGGATAGATTAGAACAAAGATATAGGGGAGATATCGTTTATTTACAAAAACAACCTGTATATCGTTTTACAAAAAATGATGTAGATTTTACTCTTTCAAATAATGTATTTGATATTATACATCCTTTAACAAAACAAAAAATAAAAATGAGTAATACAACAAAACGCTATGATCGTAATGTATTTATTAATGGGAAATGGAATAGATATAAATGTTGGCAGATTTATCATGATTGTTCTATTACTCGTGATATAATTAATTGGTATCATAATAAACCTATTATTCGTACAGATTTTAGAAATGATTTAACACTTACATTTACATCAAATCAACACACGATTGAAGACAAAGTTGATTATGATACATCAAAATTAAATATGAGTTTGAATGCCAAAAATAAGACTCAACGAATAAAATACCTATCTGAATATCTACAATCAAATGAAGTAGGTGAGTTAAACAATATAGATATGGCATATTTTATTGAAATATACGATAAGTTTTATGATAACACTAATAAAATAAATATAGATGACATACAAAAAATATCCATAGAAAGGGGTGATTATTATAGTAAATGTTTTAATTTATTAGTTGATAATAATAAACACATTATTTCCATAAAGAGATTTAATTAACTAATATGTTTTCAAAAAAGCAGGATGAAGGCGTTCCATTTTAAATCTTCATTGGTATAAATATTTCTTATTTTTTTAGCGTCTCCATTTTTCATTTTTTGATAGAAGAATCTTAATAATGATTTTTGTTTATTTACGCATCGTGTCAAATTTATATTTCTAATATTAAATCTTCACTAGATAATTAGTAAGCTGTAAGAAACCGAAAAAGACGAATATGAAAGCAAATGATTTAGTGATCATACCAAAAAAATTCAAATTACCATCGCTTTCTTTTATTGGAAGAAATGAGAACGCGCGTTTAAAAAACCCATCCATTAGTGGCATTTGAAAAATGAAAAACAAGATTCCCACAAAAATAGGCATTTGAAGTTCCGATAAAAAACTATCCATGGATTCTTCATTTTTTTTGTTAATCTCATATTTACGTAGGTCTTCGTTGTATCGGTTCTCATATTCTCTTATATAATCGTCATGAACGTTTGGTGGAGGTATGTAATTCGGTTTAATGGTTTCGTCTTGCTGATAAGACGTAGTATCAATTGGAATATCACGAGATGGAATCGTTTGTTGTGGAACTTGAACGCTTTCT